TCCAAAGCGGGCGATGAGATTCGAACCCACGACATTCACGTTGGCAACGTGATGAGCTACACGGCGTAAATATTTATATAACAGCAGTTTAAAGAATATCCGTTGTGGCGATGCAGCGCCATTGCAGCGCAGTTGGCGATATTGCATAACAGCTTATACGGAAAGGGGTAAAGGGCGAATGCAACGGTGCACAGGACAGATGATAATCGTGCCTTGGCTGAGTTTTGGAATCATACGCGGTGTGGCAATGAAGTCATGTTTGTTCGGGCGTTGTGCGGGCATAAAACTCGCTGGTCCGCTATGCTGCGAGCCGCCGGAAGTGTTGAAACTGAAGGTGGTGGTTCCTTCGGCCGGTTCGGCATCTTCCGGGTCGACGTATTCGACCTCTCCAATCCAGATATCGTTGACCCCATCGACCGGAGAGACCCTGCATGTCTGGCGGATCAAACCGCTGAATGAGTCCGGAGCGGTGGTCCCCAGCAGGCTGAGCGCCGAGATCTCGCTGGTTTCGTTCTGGATCAAGTAGAGCTTTTCGTGCTGACCTGTATCGCCGCCCTGAAGCTCACCGCTGCCGAGTTTTTCCGCGATTGTCGCGCTCATCGCATGAACCTCGGACCGTTGTCCATCTTTCGCTTCATGGCCTTGGTGTTTTTGGCTGTCGCCTCGACCGCTTTTGCGGTGCGCTCCTGGATATTGGTGTGGCCCGCCCCCAGACCGCCGAGCATCATTGCCCCGAAAGTACCGGTGGTGGATTGCAATTCATCGACGCCTCTGTAGGACCCGCCGCTGGTTTTCAGATCACCAAGCAGCTTGGCAACCTTGCCCTCCAGCCCCTCCGGCCCGGCGAGCCCGTCCGGTCCTCTGTCGGTGTCGGCTTCGTACTCGCGTCGTTTCCTCTTAGCCTCCGCGACGGCTGCATCCAGTTCCGCCTGCGCCTTGGCCTGCGCCGCCTCGATTTCCTTTGTCTTGGCGATTACATTGCCGCCGACCTTCGCCATTTCGGCTCTGTAGTTGTCGTCAACCTGTTTTTTCTTGTCGTCATAGAACTTGTTGGACTTGGCGATGTCAGCATCCATGTTCCGTTTGATGCCCATGACCTTCTTGCGATATCGTTTTTCGTTCTCCTCGATTACCGCATCCTGCTTGTCGTCGTCGGTCGTGACTCTGATGACTGCGTTTACGGCCTCCGCTTCCAGGAACGCGCCGATTGCCGAGACTCCGTGTTTGACCTCGGACCAGGTGTTCTCGATTTTCCGGGCGACCCACAACGCAGCTTCCGCAATGCCCTTCGCCGCCATCCAGAATACCGCTTGGATTCCGCTGGTGAACGTCAGCCATGCGGACTCCAAAGCCCCGATACCTTGGGTCCACGCCACTTGTATCCCCAGCCACGCGACTCTCGCGGCCAATGCAAGGTCGCCAGCGGCCAGAGCGTCGCCGATCCGCGCTGCCGTGCCGCCGACACCAGCAAGGATATTCTGCATGTTCTTGAAATTCGCCCCATTGGCCAACTTCATCGCCGAAGCGCTGCCCCGGCCGAACAACTGCTCGAAGATCGACAATCGCTGGGCCGATCCCATCTTCGCGGTGGCTTGCCCCAGATCGGAAAGGATATCGGCAACCTTCCGCAGATTGCCATTTGCATCGACCGCGTCGACACCCAGCTTCTTGAGCATCTTATGCGAACCGGTCTTTGAGAGATTCTTGTATGCGCGGGCCAGTGCGGTACCGGCCATCGAACCCTTGATGCCGTTGTTGGCCAGGACGCCCAGCGCCGCTGCGGTGTCGCGGATATCTTCACCGGCCTCCTTGGCCATCGGAGCGACGTACTTCAGGGCCTCGCCGATATCCTCAAGGCCCTGGGCGGAGTTGTTGGCCGTGGCCGTTAGCACGTCGGCGATATAGGTGGTGTCCCTGGCCGTCAGGCCGAAGCCCCGCATCGCAGCAGAAGCAATCTCCGCGGCGCGTGGCAGATCGGTGGACGTGGCGCGGGCGAGGTTCAGGACCGAACTGATTGAATCAAGGATCTCGGCGGGCTGGAATCCGGCCCGGCCAAGCTCGGTCATCGCCCCGGCTACCTGGGCGGCTGTAAACGACGTGGTCCGCCCGAGTTCCTTTGCCCGTTGGGTGAGCTTGTCGAAATCGCGGCCCGTTGCGCCTGTCACCGCACGCACCTGGGCCATCTGATCTTCGAATCCGGCGAAGGTTCGAGTGGCTATTGCGATAGGCAGCGCCATAGCGGCCGTGGTGGTCGCTATTCGCATGCCTATGTTCTGGAGCTTCTGACCGAACGCCCGCACCTTTGTCTGAGCCGCCCGCAGTCCGCGCACCAGCTTGGTGTTGTCGGCGAACAGTTCGACAAAGGCTCGACCGGCTCGGATTGCCCTTCCTGACGGCATCGTGTGGTCCCTAAGATCTCCGAAAACGGCTATTGACAGACAGGCCTCGAGAACCTAAATTCCTGTTTCCCACTTTTCCGGTCGTTCGTAAGAGGCTGGAAAAGCCGGAAGGCCCGGTCTCCCCCCGCCAGGCCTTCCATTTTTTTTGCGCTAACCGTTGGGACTGTCCGCCGTTGTCGGTGCGGTTGCGATCTTTGCCGCTTCGATTGCAGCGGCGACCTGCGACTGTATCGTTGCCTCTGTCTTCGTTTCGTCACGCTCGGCCTGTGCCTTGCCCGCGTCGCGTTTCTTCTTGACGGCGTATCCGCCGGCCCCGAGTCCGAAAAGGCCCAATACCGAAACTACTTCGGTTCCGTATTTGTCCATAAATCCGACTGCTCGGTCTTTCACTTCGACCGCCTTGTCGAGCGTCTTTTCAACCGAGTTGAGTCCCTTGTCGACCACCGTCCCGAGATCCGGTTTGGCGCTTGCCGCAGCGGCATTGGCCGCTTTGGATATCCGCTCTGCAGCAGCGGCTGCGGCGTCGGCTACTCGACCTGGCTGGAGCAGTGCTGGTTACGCTGCTGCTCCAGCCAGTCAGAGCCCTGTTTCAGCAGGTCCGCCACGGATTACTGCTCCAGGCGAACGCGAACGGTCGTGTCGGCGTCTGCAGCGGCGATGACGACCTTGCCGAGGTACTTGTTCGCTCCGGCCTCGGCGTCCTCCTTGGCCTCGGTGTCTCCGGCATCCCAATAGACCTTCGCCCCAGCCGTGATGGCCGATCCGCCGCCGGTTGCCTTGGGAAAGTCGAAGACGCCCGCCACAGCCAACGCGCCGAGCGCGTCGGCGGCGATATCGAGTTTTGCGACGCCCACCAGGTCGCCCTGGACGACTACGTCACCGGCCGATACGGCGCTGCCTGGGGTGTAGTCGATTGCCTTGCCGTCGTGAATGAACTGTCCTGTTGCCATTGTTTATCTCCAGATTTTTCTGTAAATGTTGTTGTTGAATCCGAAAGCCGCACTCTTAAGTCCGGGCGTGGATTATGCTTCGCCCTTCATCTTCACGGCGCCTCGGTGGTCCTGCTCGCGGACGCCGAAATCGATGTAGCCTCGGAATTGAACGCCGAGCGTGTTGAAGTCGGCGTCGGTCTTCTCGACGGTCGGACGATCGATGCCGTTGAGGAACGCCACTTCCATCGCCGGCAGCCGGTTGGGATCGGCGAACAGGTACCATGCTTTTGACGACGCCCCGGCGAAACTGGCGTTGCCGAGGTAGCTGCTGGCCACCGGCGAGAACTTGCCCACGTGCGGGTTGTCCGCAGGCTTGGGCTTGTTGGCCGTGGTGGTCTCGTTGAGCTTGAGGCTCTTCATCAGCAACTCAGCGGCGACTTTCAAGGCCGTCGGGACCAGTAGGATCGCCGGGACCACACCTAGCGGACGGCCGTTGGGCTTGGTCTGGTCCAGGAACAGGGTTTCGGCCTCGGTCAGTCCGTCCACGTTCAGCGCCGTATCCGCGCCGGAAGCGTAGTTCTTGTTGCCCGTGGCGAAGAAGCTGCCCGGGTTGCTCAGCAGCAGGCCCCATACGGCGTCGGCGATAGCCTCGGCGGCGCCCATGCCAATCTGGCGCGGGATGTCGGTGAACGCACCCATGTCGTCATTGATGATCATCTGTCGCGTCAGGGCGAACATGATCCCGTGGGTGTCGGCCTTCTGGGCGAAGGTCTGCTCGCCGAGCTTGCCGTGCTTGATCTCTCCGTCCGGGCCGACCGGCTGGAACTTGAAGTTGCTGGTCATCCGGTAGCGGGTGTGCTCCTTGAAATCGTTGACCGAGGCGATCCTGCAGATTCTCCGCCAGGCGTCCTCGATGTAGTTGTAGCCTTCCAGCAGCATCTTGTTGGCGATGTTCGACAGGATGCCCGGTAGGGCGGTGGTGCTGAACGCCGCCTGGAGCCACCCGGTCGCGTCGCGCCGGAACCGCGGGAGTTGGCGCCCGCAGGCCAGTTCGCAGAACTCCTGGATGCCCACGCCCCGCAGCCTGTCGGCCGCCTCGATGACCTCGCCGCTGAAAGCGGCTTCGAGCCTCGGGGCGGCCATGCCCGATGACATCAGGGCTACGGCCTCGAAAATCTGCGGACTTGCGGGCTTGGCGGGTGTGTGGACGGCCGGAATGGTCGGGCGCGATGCACGCAGGACATGCAGTTCGCACCTGGTTTCGTCCCATCCCTCCTCAATGGCCTTGGCCTCGATGTCGGGGTGCTTACTGGCGCAGACTTTGCGGATGGCCTCCATGCGACGCGTTTCGGCCGCGACATTGCGGCGCATTTCGGCTACCGGATCGGGCGCATCGGCCGAGGCGTTCAGCGTCGCGGGCGCCTGAGTGTCTGGCTGGGCAGCGGGTTCGGGCGCCTGGGATTCCTGCCCATCGGTATCGCTCGTGTCGGGCTCCGTCTTGGGATCGGGCGTTTTCGGTTCGGCAGCGGGGGCCTTGGGCTCATCGTGGGCGACCGTTTCCTCTGCTACGGTGGTGTCCTGGGCGTCTGCGGCGGTTTTTGTCTCTTTCATGTCGCTGTGCTCCTTGTCGTTGGCGGCGATTCTTGCTGCGGTGTTTGCATCTGCTCCGCTGTCTACGAAGCTGATTTCCTTGAGGACGGCCTGACGCACGACGTGGATGGGTCCGTCGAACGTTCGGCCGTTTACTGTTACATTCTGTCCGACCGGGATGAACTCGGCTTCAACGACTGCAGCGCCGATGGACGCCTGCCAGGGGAAACCGTTCGTGCCCGACCGAGCGACGTCTCGCGCCCAGGAGGTATCCCTGCTGATGAGTCCCTCTGCGGTGACCTGGCCGTTTTCGACGGCGATGTGTTGCGTATGGCCGACTCCCTGTCGCGGATTGTGGTCCAGACGGACGGGGATGTCCTGGCGTTCGACGGCCAGGCCCTCGAGGTCCACGACGACCGGGTGCGGGAATTCGGTGATGCGCATCAGCCCGCCGGTGTAGGCGATCATGCTGAACTGCGGCAATTGTTTGTCATTACCGCCCGCCGCTTCGATCTTCAGCGCGCAAAGCATCGTTATTTGATCAGGCAGCTTACTCTTTAACATCCTTGTCATTCTCCTTCGGTGCTGGTGGGCTGTCTGTCAGCCCCAGTTCTTCCATGAGTTGCTTTTCTTTGGCTCGCTGGCGAAGTTCGGTCTCCCAGTCGCGGCCCTGACGGGCGTACTCGACTGCAAGTGTGGTGCTGTTGGACGCCAACCGGGTCGCTTGGGCCTTGGCCTCCTTGAGTGGGTCTACGTGTTCAGTCCCATCGAAGAACCACTGGTGAGGCATACTGGGGAGGTTCCGCAGGACCGACAGTTCTGTCGTCAACATCGCCTCGGCGGACCATGCGGCGAAGATGCGGTCTAGCACTGTTTCGCCAAGATCGGTCTGCTCTACCCGGATGGATTTGTAATAGGTCTGATGGTCCAGTCGGCCCGAGGCGTAGTTGTAACCAGATGAGTTGCAGGCTGCGATGTTGTACGGCAGGTTCAGGCATCGAGCGATCTCGTTGAGCAGCTCCCGCTTAAACTCGCTGTAGGTCGTACCAGGCTGCTCGGCCTTGATCTGCCCGAGCTTCCACCCGTCCGGCAGCGTGGTAGCCATGCGTTTTTCGAGTTCGACGATGTCCATCGGCTCGACAGCAGCGGCCTCGCCGTTGGCCGGCGAATCGGTGTACAGCACTGCCGCAAAGTCGGCGGCTGTTTCTGCGGCGCCCAGGACCGCAAGGGTGTAGCGGCGCAACTGGGCGAATAGCGGCAAGGCGGGCGTGATCTCAGGGACGCCCCTGTGCTGGGACGGCCTGTCCGGCCTGAACCAGTGGACCATGTTTGCGGCGCGAATGTAATCACAACCGGCGCCCCATGCGCCCAGACCGCCGGGATGGCGCCGCAGCATCGTGTAGATGCTCGGGTTCTGGGCGTGGGCGAGCGCACTGTTTGGCGATTGACCAGCCGGGCCGAGGCGGGGTTCGGGCGATTCCCGCGGCCTGTGACGTTCTGAATTGAGACCCCCGGATCCTGCTCGGGTTGAAACCGGAACATCTTGGTGACCGCTTCGAATTTGTGGCTTGTTTTGTCCCTGCCGATTTGGAAAAACTGCCGAATTCGCCGAACGAGATACGGCGTGTGCTTTTGGATATCGTTATTCTCAGGGAGACAACAGTTTAGCAGGCGATGCGGTGCGATCAAGAACTTGTGTTTGTTTGGGCGTTGTGCGGGCATCAAACTCGCTGGTCCGCTCGGCAATCAGGAACAAGATCAGATCAGAGCCATCAGCATAGTTCAGAGCCGTAGTCTCGAGCTCATCGGATCCCAGCATCGAGTCGATTCCGGGGGTATCGATGATAATCAGATCCTTCCATTGATACTCCTGGGCTTCAAGCGTCGTGTTCTGCCGACCTTTGCCGATGGTTTCCCCCCTGCCACATGTCAGGGCCTCCATCGTCGTGCTCTTGCCCGCCTTCGTTTTGCGGATCTTTGCGGCTGCTTTGATGGATCGTAGCTGGAATTGATGGTCGGCTGTTGGGCGCCAATTCTCTTGAGATTCGCTTCCAATGTCGCCAGCAATGCCTTGGAGACATCAGGCTTCT